GTTTGCCATCAACTATGAAAGAAAGACTTCTTGAGGAACTACGAGATGCTGCTGAAACTACTGAAGAAGGAGTTGTATTCCAAAATCTAATTGACGATCTTCTGGCTGAAGAGGCTACTGCAGCTGCTAAAAAGGCTGCTATGAAGAAGGCTGCTAAAAAGGCTAATGATCGTAGAGATGATAGTAAACAGGAAACTAACAGTTCGTCATCTTCTGGAGTTAATTTAACATCTAACCCAGACGATAAAGTTTATTCTTCAGAGAATATCAAATCAAAATTAGATAAATCATTTTCTCAAAAAGCAATAGATATTGCTAATAGCAAATTATTTTACCATGAAGAATTTTTATCTAAGTTTAGTGAAAATTTTTTACCTAGATTAATAGAAAACTTTAAAAAAATTACATTAACATCAGATGAAGATTATGATTTTGCAATTAATTTTGTTCAGTCTATTGAAGGAACAGGTAGCAGCAAACCTACTGCTTTGTTAAGGGAGCAGGAAGGTAAAATTATTATTGATATTGCTGCTGGGGCTTTAGGTACAACCAACACTAAAAAACAAGAACAGATTATTGCTGAAATAATACAAGAAGAAGGTTTCCATGTTATTACAGATTTAGCAGAACGAGAAATGGGACCTTTAAGTAAAGGGGATATAGTTAGCTTAAGAAAGTTTGTAAGAAAAGCAACAGATCCACAAGATAAAAGCAAAACTTACTATGATGTTGCTAAAGAAAAATATCAAAATAATGATAGGTATCAATCAGGTGGAAAACTTAATAAAAAATTAATTGAAGATGAAGCTATGGCTGCTGCTTATGTTCAATACATTGCTGATGGTTCTATAAGTAGTGCAAAAGAAGCAATGTTGTATGGAAAAATAAAACTTTTCATGAGATCTATTTTAAACGCTTTAGAAAATACAAAAGTAAAAAATATTTTTCAAAGAATATCAGATGTTACTGATAATGATGGCGGTATTGAAGTATCTACACTTAGAAGAAATAAACAAGTTGTAGTAGATAAATTAATAAATCTTTCTAATACTAGAGAGGGAGTAGTTTTTTCAAAAGAAGAAATAAATTCTATTAAAAAGCCTATTGAAAAAGAAATACAAGAAAAAATTAATGGAGGAAAAATTAGTCAAGAAGCTGGAGAGGCTGCTTTAAAAACATTAAAAGATTATAATCCTAATAGCCGTGTTTCTATTAGAAACTTATTGAATGAAACTAAGGAAAAAATAATTAATGAAAGAAATAGTGTTGTTAATAGCGAAACAAGTAGATTTATAAAAAATGCAAAGAAAAAATTCGGCATAGGAAAAAATAATTCAACCGAAACTGTAGGGTCTACTATTCTTGATAGAGTTTATGGCAATACTTGGAATAAAAAAATAGCTGAAATAGGTTTAAGGTTTAGAGAAGCTTTTATTAACGATCTTGATTACGCTTCTAGATTGGATAAAGTGGTTGCCTCCGCAGAGGGTGATAGAATGGCTGATGTCAGTTCTCATGCTGCTTTGCAGATGGCAAAAAATGCTGCGGCTATTTTAAGTGGTGCATTAAATATAGGTGTGCCTAATTATCTTTCTTCTAGTCAAAGAGGAAAAGGTTTTATTAGCAATCAACCTTTTACAGAAACGAAAGATGGTAAAGAATATAATATTGGTGGGTTGATAGACACTGTTTTAAATGATGTTATAGAGAATGGCACTGAAGAAGATTTTCAATTATACATGGTAGCTCAAAGAGAGCTAGAGATTCATAATAGTAATGAAACACAACGTCTTAATGTAATGAGTGCAGACGAAGCTCAATCTTATATTAATGAATATAATAATACACATCCATACTTTGGAGAAACAGCAATAAAATTAAATATGTATTTTAATAAACTTGCAGATTTTCAAGTAAACGCAGGTGTTTTAAGTAATAGTAAAAGAGAGGAATACAAACAATCTTTATTCTATATTCCTATGTACAGAGAGGTAAGCAATAAATCTAATAAAACATTTAATCCAACAATAGATGAACCAGTTAATATTTTGTCAGATAGTATTGAACTAGGTAGCCAACCTTCTAGCTACAAAGCTCCATCAGGTAAAAGAAAGTTAAAAGCAGGAGCCGGGAAAGTATACAGGATCTACTTTAGTAATGGAGATGTTAGTAGTAGTTTCTTTAGAAATATGGCAGAAGTTGAAGCTTACATAAAAGAGCTTAAAGGATCTGGAAATTTTGATGTAAAAGAAATGTCTCTCGTTGAAACAGGGCAACCTGTTTCTAATATATTTAATAATCTTATTATTAATATGAGTGAAGCTATTGAAGCATCAGCAAGAAACATAGCTACTCAAAGAGTAGTTAGGGATGCTTTAAAACTAAACACAATAACTCGCACCAGTGAAGATGTTAGCGAAGGAGTAGCAGGGGCAACTCGCAAGAAAAAGGGTGATCAAGGCAACACTGTTTCTGTTTATGTTAATGGTGAAGAAAATAAATTTATCATGCATGATCCTATGTTGTTTCAGATGTTGACATCATTAGATGATCCAAGCGTATTGGGTGATGGTTTTTTATCTAAGCTAGGTACACTTCCTGCTAATGCTTTAAGAGAGCTTGTGACTAAAGACCCAGGGTTCATGTTGGCAAATTTTTTCCGTGATTCTTTAAGTGCTTATGTTACAAGTGGTAGAACTAATGTTCCTTTAGTTGACTCAATTAAAGGATTAGCAGCTGCTGTAGGAAACAATTCAAGTGCAGAGGCTTTAAGGAGGGCTGGTATTAAAGGTGGTTTTGATTGGAGTAAGTCTGGTGATAGTGATGCAATTAAAGAAGTAGAAAAAATAATTAATAAAACTTTTCCCGGTAGAAAGAAGTCTACTTTAAAAACTGTTTCTTCTCCTTTGAGATATCTTTGGGAAAAATTAGATAAGGGAACTGAGAACTCTGACCTTGCAACAAGAATAGCTGTATATAACGATGTGTACGCAAGAACAGGCAACGAGGCTCAAGCTATATGGGAAGCTCAAGAAGTATTAAATTTTAGAAGGCGTGGAAAGTATATGAAGGCAGTGACTGCCATCATTCCATTTTTAAATGCTAGGATTCAAGGTTTAGATATTCTTTTTAGAGGGTTCACTGGTGATGCAGCATCTTCAAATGCAGAGCTTACAAGAGAAAGAGTAAAAAAATTAGCATTCTTTAGGGCTTCTTATTTAATTGGTTTTACAAGTCTGTTGTGGTTTATGCAATACGATGATGATGAATGGGAACTTATAGAGGATTCTAAAAGAGATAACAATTGGATTATATTAGGTAAATATTTTGGCAGACCTGATAGCTTTATATCTTTACCTATTCCTTTTGAAATAGGTTTATTAACTAAAACTATTCCTGATAGAATACTAAGTTATTACTTAGGCACTGATACATCCGCAGATTTAAAAAGATCTTTTGGTTCAGCTTTATTTGGGACACTAGGAGTTGGTTTCCCAACTACTATTCAACCTATTTTAGAAACAATGACTAATTATAACTTCCTTACAGGAAGAAAGATACTAAGTGATTATGAGCAAAACTTAGATCCTTCAACTGTCGTTAGACCATCAACATCAGAGCTTGCACAAAAAGTAGCATCTCTTGCAGGCTACACAATTACTCCTGTAGAGGTTGATAACATTATTAGGGGTTACTCTGGCACGTTAGGTTTTCATGTAGTAAGAATGATAGATGCTGTTTTACCTGATGATATCACAAAACCTTCTAGAAGAATTGAAGAGTATCCTTTCGTATCAAGAGTGTTTAACAATCTAAGTGGTGCTAAAGGTGTTACTGGTGAAATATATCAATTGAATAATAGTTTAACAAAGATTACTCGTGCTGTAAGAGACAATGAACACATGGGTAATTATGATAGAGCGAATCAAATAGAAGAGGATAATATAGACATTCTATCTTTTGAAAGTGAAATAAGGCGTTCTGTAAGAAACCTACAAAAGATTAACAAAAAATTAAAACTACTTAGTTTATCCAAGGGTGATTACTCTCAAGAGTTTGTTGATGAGGAAAGAAAAAATCTTGAGTTCGCAAGAAGGTTAGAGGGACAAAGAGTTAAGTTTATAAAAGAACAATTAAAGGCAAGGAAGTAATGGTTAATCAAGCAGATAAATTAAGGCAACAAATTAGAATGCATGAGGGTGTAGAGCATAAGGTCTATGAAGATACTGAAGGCATTAAGACTGTTGGTGTGGGTAGAAACCTAGAGGATAGGGGTCTGTCTGATGATGAGGTAGACTATCTCCTTAGTAATGATATAGATATATGCGTTAAGGAATTAGAACAAACCTTTGATTGGTACGATGATTTAGATGATATAAGGAAAAGAGTTCTTATAGATATGATGTTTAATTTAGGGATGCCAAGACTAAAGAAGTTTGTTAATATGCTTAAAGCAATTGAAGCCGGGGCGTGGAGAAGTGCTGCTGTTGAGATGCTTGATAGTAAGTGGGCAGAACAGGTGGGTAACAGAGCTAGTCGTTTATCAGAGATGATGGAAACTGGCGAAGAATATATAGGATAATATTATGGCTGGTGGTGGAAATTTCGGGCAGAATTATTTCGGGCAGAATTACGGACAAGGTAATCAATCTTACCCAATAAACCAAGGTGGGTTTCAAACTGGTGGTGGATTGTCAGGTCAACCTATTAACTTTAATACAAACACTGGTAATTTTGCAGTAGAAACACCTAGTGGGATAGGAACAACTCCAAACCTAACACCAGAAGCCCAAGCTATGATCACTAACACAGGAGCTACTGTAACTCCTCCTCCACAAACAAACCCTATAATAGTAGGTGATACATCGACAGACAGCACTGTGACAAATTCTGCTACAACAGGAGGGGTTGCTCCTTATTCAGGTGGAAATACTTATTCTCCTATTAACCTTGACTTCATAAGGAATGCTGCATCAAGGTATATGCGACCACAGAATTACGGGATCTCTCAGTTTTCTGGAGGCCCAGGTAATTTCGGTATGTCTAGATATGGAGTTTCTTCTGGACAGCAACCTAACTATGGAGGAGGTAGATTCCAACAACCTTTTTATTCATCATCAACACGCCCTATGGGTACGACTGCTGCTGACCTTGATGCCACTAATAGAGGTTATGGAGATATCTATCGTGCGTATAGAGGAATGGGTGGAACTGAAAGAGAGTTTATTGGATCAGATCAGTTCAAAGATTTTGAGAATGTTTTAGTAGATCAAATATCTACTTTAGATGATAGAGATAGATTAGAAAGAGACTTGTTAACACAGAGAGATCGTGCCGCTAGTGGTAGCATTTATTCTCCTTCTGCCGGGAGGATAACAAACGCTATCCAAAGAAGAATTAATTCTCTTCAACAAGCTCCGAGAAGACAAGAGAGTTATTTATCTGCACCTTCTTTTAGACCTAACTACAATACATATCAACCACAACCTTATACTAACCCAATGATGGCGTATAGGAATCAGTATAGCCCTCAAGGGGGATACGGTAATCA